TTTAAACAACAAGAACAATGAAAGCAAAAATAAAAATTGAGGCAGAAATTGAGTTTGATGAAGATACGTGGTATTCACATAGTGATGAGGAAGAATTAGAGTGGTTTACTTCACTACTAAATGATAAAGAAAACACTATGATTATCCTGCATTCTAATGATGTTGGTGATACAATAGGTGAGACATATAATTTTAAATGGGAAATAATAAGAGAACAATGACATTTGATGACTTAAAAGTAGGTGACAGAGTTAAAACTAGATATAGTGGTTGGGCTACAGTAACTCAAGTGGGTTGTTATGGTGGAAAGATGGTTAAGCTTAATTGTGATGAGAGAAAATGGTGTTGTCCTTATTTTTATGAAAGTGAATTAGATTTAAAACAAAAAGAAGATGAAAGCAAAGCTAACGTTCAATCTACCTGAAGATCAAGCAGAATTTGATTTTGCTACACAAGGTGGAAATATGTACTCAGCATTATGGGATATATCTCAAGAGCTAAGAACACTATGGAAATATGAGGAGTTAAGTGAAGAGGAATGGAAAATCGTTGAACGAATCAGGGAAAAATTCTTCGACATCCTTCAAGACAATGATATAAACTTAGACAAATGAAATACGCAATCATTTTCACGTCGGCGGTTATCATGGAAATATCTTCGACATTTTACATTCGATTTGTCGCGGACAAGAATACCTTCGGAATGATTGTGTTCGCTTTCATCGCGCCATTCTTGTCACTGGCTTTTGCTGGCTACATGGTTGAAAGCAAACAATGGAATGAACGAATCAAAATGGCTTTTTCGCTGGCGTTCGGTTACGTCGTCGGCGCTTTAATAGTAATAACTTTAATACAATAAACATGAACAAAGAAAAAGGAACGGTTGTCAACGTGACGCCATTACAAACAATGTCGGAAAAATTCCGAAAACAAGATTTCACAATCAAAACATTCGATGAAAAATATCCACAATTCTTGACCTTTCAAGTGGTCAATGACAAATGTGACCTTGTCGCGAACCTGAAGAACGGGGACGTTGTCGAAGTGAATTACAACCTTCGTGGTCGTGAATGGAATTCACCTGAAGGCGTGACGAAGTATTTCAACACCGTCGAAGCGTGGTCGATTAATCTTTCCGGAGAACCAGTACAAACAACACAAGCACCAGCAAATGAAAACGATGACGATTTACCTTTCTAACGACAAGAACGTTGTTGACTGGATGCGAATCATGACAACTTCGAAGTTAAATAAGCGTTACAATATGAAACACTTGTCCGAAGACATGAAGGTCAATTACTCGATGTTGTATCGTTTCATGAAGGGAAAACCAGTCGGACAAGATTTTTTTATCGCTTGGTTTAATTATTTTGTAATTTAGCACAATGGAATTTTGGAAAGATGAAGCTTATCAAATCACTCGAAAAATTACTTCGAACCACGAACTTCATGCGGATTTGGTTGGTCATGTTTTTATTCTCATGCACCGCTTTGACTTTCATCTTTCCGACATTCCAGCTGTTTTCGCTCGCTTCGCTTATAATCAATGGAACTGGCAAAGGTCGGAATTCTGGCGACTGTACCGAAGCGACGGCGAAGCAATCAACGACGTGATTGATTCACACGATTCACCTTCGAACAATGAATTCAGCGAAATGCTTGACGCTTATCTTCACTCAAACCATGGTGATCCATTCATCAAGGAAATTACAAAAATGCACCTTTGCGGAATGACATTCAGGGACATCAAAGAACTGACGGGCATTTCACTTGACACAATTCATAAAACAATAAAACAATTCAAAAATGATTTACACGATTATAGCGGTGGCGATTGCAAGGGCGTTAATGTCCTTTGATTTGCCGAACACCAAACCATTCAATTGTCAGTCATGCTTGTCATTTTGGACGGCGCTGGCTATTTATCTTTGCACCGATTGGTCAATGATTCCATTCGCGTTCGTTGCCTATCTTATTTCCGATTTAATTTTGATTTATGAATATAAGTAACGGACTTCGACACCAGCTTGAAAACTTCGGACGTCACCGATACGCGAATCTTGACGACACTTTGAAAGAAGAACTTTCCGTTCATTACAAAGCGCTCGGATTCGGTAAACTGAACAAAGCTTGCGCAACGTGCGTTCGAATCGCAATGGACAAGCTGAACGAAAACAAGGACAAGATTCGTCCAGCTGTTCGTGAACAAAACAATGAACCGCACATGAACGAATCACCGCCGAAGCTTCACTTTGTCGGAACGAAACAAAAGACGTTCGGCGAACTTCGACGCGAAGCGATTGAACTTGGATTCAAGGGAACACGAACAACAACACGACAAGACATTGAAGAATGGTTGATATCCACGAAACAGCTGTAATATATCCGGGTGTCACGCTTGGTCACAACGTCACAATCGGTGCGTTTTGCATAATCGGCGCACCAGCGGAATCGAAACGACACGACGGTCAACATGGCTTCGGTGTTGTCATCGGTAACAACGTCACGATTCATGGACACGCAACAATCGACGCTGGTTCGGAAAGACCGACAATCATTGACGACGGCGCTTATATCATGAAGACCGTTCACATCGGTCACGATTCAATCATTCACAAGGACGTCACGATTTCACCGCAAGCGGTCATCGGTGGGTTCGTGGAAATCCATGAACAAACGAACATCGGAATGAATGCAACGATTCATCAGCGCGTCACGATACCTTCAAAATGTATGGTCGGAATGTCCGCGGTCATAACAAAGAAAACACCGCTTGAACCGAACACCGTTCTTGTGGGCAATCCAGCACGAATAATACGAAGCAACAACAAATGAAAATAATCACCGTTACCGCAATGCATGGACGACATGACACCGTTCAGGAATGCATTAATCGAATGCCGTTCATCGACAAGGTATTCATTTACTCAAACGACGAAGACGGCGCGTTCCTTGAAACACAAGACATTTTCGCAATGGCGAAATACCGAAACAATCCGCTGTCTTACAAATGGAACATGGCAATTCGCACCCTTGAACAAATCGATTTCGATGCGGTTATTCTTTTGGGTTCGGACGACTACATTGACGAAGCGTTTATGAACTACGTTGAACGAACAATTCCTGACTTCGACATGATTGGATTCAAAGACATTTACTTTCAAAACGACGGGGAACTTCATTACTGGTCAGGATACACGAACAACCGACGAGGTGAACCGTGTGGCGCTGGTAAAGTTTATTCACGAAAATTCCTTGAATGCTTGAAATGGAATCTTTTCGACGTGGCGCGTGATCGTGGACTGGACAAGATTTCATGGGAACGTGTCAAACAAGCGAAAGGAAAAGTTCACATAACATCGCTGAAGCAAAACGGTCTTTTGTTGGTTGACATCAAAGACGGGAAAGGAATGACACCGTTTAATAAATTCAAAGGACTGGAACGAATTCCGAACAAGTAAACATAATAAAGGGGAACTTATATTCTTATGGCAAACAAACACCGCAACATCGACAAAGATGAATTGCTTCAAATGGCTTATAATTATTGCGACTATTGTATCGCATCAACTAAGGAAATCGCGACGAATTCAGGCGTGAAACAAGTCAAGGAAAGACACATTCCTACCGTGTCGTATTTCCTTCTTCACTACCTTCGCCGTGAACACTTTGACTTTTATAAACGGGACAACTGGTATCATGCGATGAAGGACGAAACACATCCATTGTCCGACACTATAAAAGCAATTGACAACGACTTCAATGCTTTGGCGCGTGACATCGTGGCGAATGAAGGCAAGGGAATTTTCTACGCAAAGAACAAACTGGGAATGCACGACCGACAACAAGTTGAAACGCGCACCGTGGACAAGTTCGATTTCGATGTCAACGATTAAGGGGTATCGACCGCACAAACACCAGCTTGAAATTCATCAAGCAATCAACCAAGGCAAAGAAAAGTATTTCGCTTTGAACATCGGACGTCAGTTCGGTAAAACAATGCTTGGAATCAATCAACTTCTTTGGTGGGCAATCAATGACCGTGGTTGCACGATTGCTTGGGTGACACCAGTTTACAAACAAGGAAAGAAGGTGTTCGCGGAACTTGAACGCGCCGTGGCTAAGTCGGGGTTATTTGAGTTCAACAAATCCGATTTGAGAATCACGGGGTTCGGTTCGTCAATCGAATTCTTTTCAGGTGAACGACCTGACAACATTCGTGGAAATACATTCGATTACATGGTCGTCGATGAATTCGCGTTCACACGTCCTGAACTTTGGGACGAAGTGTTGTCGGCGACGGTGCTGGTCAAGGGAAAGAAGGTTATCTTCATTTCAACGCCGAAGGGAAAGAATCATTTTCACCGGGTGTGTCTTCAGCAAAACTACGACGATCGTTACCGTTACTTTCATTTCACCAGCTTCGACAATCCCATGATTGATCCGAAGGAACTTGAAGAACGAAAGCGGTCATTGCCTGACCATGTGTTTCGACAAGAATACCTTGCTGAATTCCTTGACAACGCTGGTGGCTTGTTCAAAGGTGTGTCGTCGTGTATCGGTCAAGGTGAACGAACGGCGCGAATGTACGGCGGTCTTGACATCGGACGCGCTGACGATTACACGGTGTTGACTATCCTGAACGAACATGGTCACATGGTTCACGTTGAACGCTGGCGCCACGATGACTGGTCGCGAATCATTGACAAGGTGGCGAACTTGATTCGTCAGTTCAACGCAATCACCACGGTCGAAGTAAACAACCAAGGCGACGTGTTCTTCGAAATGCTTCACAACACATTGCGGAACAAGGTCGTTCCATTCGTGACGACATCGAAGTCGAAACCAGTGTTGATTGAAGACCTTGCGCTTTCGTTCGAACAACAATCGATTCGTGTGAACGATGTCAAATGGTTGCTTGACGAACTTGAATCTTTTACTTATATTTACAATCCGAAAACAAGGAACGTTCAATATAGCGCACCGACTGGACTACACGACGACGGTGTCATGTCGTTAGCGCTTGCATGGAATTCCATGAAGAACAACAAGTCAAAAGGGAAATACAACACTTTGAGAATATGAAAATTAAACTACCAGCGTCCATTCACGAATGCAAACCTGACCAGCTTGTCAAATGGTTGATGCTTGCCGAAGTCATCAAGGAAAAGCAAAACGATGAATTGTTCCAGATGCTTGACTTTCAATGTCAGCTTATTTCAATCTTTTCAGGAATGAAGGTGAACAAGGTCAAGCAACTTGCAATCGAAGACGTTCAACGTTTGTCTGGTCACTTGACGCGAATGATTGCCAACTACAATTACGCCGAACCGCTTGGTGAAGTAACGGTGAACGGTCAACGATACGTCTTTGAAAAAGATTTCCGTTTGATTTCCACGGGACAAATCATTGACTTGAAATTGATTGAAGACCTTGTCAGCGATCCAGTTCAGGCGCTTGCGATTTGTTACATTGAAGAAGGTTTTGAATACTGTCAAGAAGATGATCGTGGTCGTGTGTTGAATCCTAACGACAAACGTTACAAAGCATTCAAGGAACAATTCGACGGTGCGGAATTCATGAACTTCTTCGGTTTTTTTTTGCGCGAATCAGCGAAGCGGAGCGACGCTATATTAGCAATCCAGACGATACGGACGATGACGAATCAACGGAACGCGATGTCGAATCTAAAGACACCGAATGGTTCACATGGACAAGAATACTTCAGCGACTTGGACAAGAACTTGGAACGACTATTGACGCAATCACTAAACAACCTTATGTGAAAACTTTGTTTTGGATGAACTATCTTAAATTGAAAGACGAACAAGATTACATATTAAGTAAACAACGCAATGGCTGAATTTGATTTCCTTGAAGATTTCGGGGTGTCGGTTGCCGAAGCTGAACAACCACAAAGCGTTTACGAAAAGTTTATCCTAAACGTCGGTAACAAAGTCACAGCGGACCTTCGTGAATACATTCAAAACAACGCGATGAACACGGGCGCGCTTGCGCAATCGGTTGTGTACTTTCCGACGGGTGCGTTGTCGTTTGAAATTCAAGCTGACGATTATTATAAATTCGTCGACCAAGGTGTGAACGGAATCGCGGTCAATCATGCAAGCGTTTTTTCGTTTCAATATCCGGGTGTCTCATATAACATGGCGAAGGCAATCCAAGAATGGAAAGGAATGGATATGTCACACGCGTACGCAATCGCCACGAACATCAAACAACGTGGACTTCGACCGAAGCACATAACCGACAATGTCATCAACGACGACGTTCTTGAAATGATTGCGAAGGACTTGACCGAAATCACTGGATTGACGTTTGAAATTAAATTTGAAAAGGCAACACAAACATGGCAGTAAGTATAACACAACAACCGCAACTTTTTCAACCAGCGTGCAATCCTTACGTGTGGGTATTTAGTAGCGACCAAACGGCGCAACCGAACTTCAGCTTTATTGTTGAACTTTACGTCAACTTCGTTTTGGTGTCGACACATCAAGTGTTCAACGAATCCGCGAACTATGCGAAGTTCGACGCAAGCGGTGAATTGCGTGCGTTACTCACAAGCGAAATGGTCACGACTGGTAACTTGCTTACGTTTTACGATACGGCGATTTCGTTCGTCAATATCAAGATTTACGAAAAGTATGGAACACCACCAGTGATTTCGACATCAAGTCTTAATGCGAATGTAAGTCGCGCTTGGAACGCTTCACTTCGACATCCTGACTTCATTAATTTTAATTATCTTGATTACACCATTTCAAGGTTGAATCCGAATTCAGGCAACGTTCTATTCTTGACTGACTTTCCACGAACACGAAAGTATTTCGTCGGACTATACGAATCCGCGTTCCTTACTTTTTTGAATCGTGGGGGTTCAGCGGTGACGGACATTGAATTGAAGCTATACGATATTACAAACACGTTGATTGCGACGGACACCGTTCCAGTCACGTTAGCGTTCAACATCGGTGTGATTGATTGCGCACCACAAAACTTGATTACGAACACATCGGTCACGTTGGTTGATTTCCAGTCATGCGCTTACTATACGGTGCGTGTTCGCGCTGGATTTGAACCATTCGGAATCTTTTCAGGTTATTCGGAATTGTTCACATTCCACATGGACACGGAATGTCACCGATACGACACACATCGACTTCATTGGTTGAACAAGCTTGGTGGTTGGGATTCATTCACCTTCTCGCTTGTGTCAACGAATTCAACCAAGGTCAAGACATCGGAATATCAAAGGGAACGCGGTGAATGGAACAACACGGGAACGGCGTGGCAATACACACGATATCATGGCGAACAAATGGCGTTCAACAAATACGCAACGGACACGACCGTTTTGAATTCCGACTGGATCAATGAAAGTGTTCAACAATGGTTGGTTCGTGACCTTTACGAATCGCCAAAAGTTTATCTTGAAGTAACACCGGGCGCGTTCGAACCAGTGAAGGTAACGAATGAAGATTACAGCTTGAAGCAACGACGTGTCGACGGATTGATTCGTGAAGTCGTGAACATGGAAAGAACCTACACCTACAATTCACAACTTACATAATGGCTGGCGAATTATTTATAAACGACCGATTGATTGACATCGACCAAACGTTGCCATTCCCGTTGACGTTCAACATTGCCGACATCCGCGATGTGTCCGCGCGTAAAGGGAATAAGTCGAAGACAATCACGATTCCCGGAACGAATGCGAATAGCGCAATCTTTCGTTCTATTTTCTTATTGACGTACAGCGACGAAAGGACAACAACGAATTCAGTGATTCTTGACTTCGATCCTTCAATCAAAGCAACGGCGCGATATTACAACAACGGGATTCTTGAATTCAATGGAATCGCACAACTTCAGGAATGTCGATTGAACGACGGAACATGGTCGTTTGATTTGACGCTTGTGTCCGACACGATTGATTACATTTCCAGAATGAACAAGGTCAAGATAAATGAACTTGATTTCAATGAATACAATCACGCGTTGACGAAGGCGAATCAATTCGAAACGTGGTCTGGATTCAACCAAGTGAACGGGGTGTCAACACCGATTCAAACGGGAACGGATTGGAACGGCGAAGGGTATTATTACGGGTTGATTGATTACGGCTATCCAAGGGCAACGCCTGACAAGTTCGATTGTGACCAGATTCCACCGCAAGTGTTTGTCTACGGAATCTTGAAGAAGCTATTTCAATACGCTGGAATCACATGGAATTCAACGTTCCTTGAAAGTCAAAGATTCAAGAAACTTTTAATGGCGTATTTCGGCGGTAACTTTCCGACAATCACACCAGCGCAACAAACGAATGATTCCGTTTTCTCACAAGAAATAAACAACGCTTCAGGATTCATTGTCAACGGTTCAAATCAAGCGAACGACTTAGGTGGTGGCTTGGTATCTTTTTCAAACGTTAGCATTTCCGACATTGTTGATGTCACGGTGATGAGTGATCCGATTGGACAAACAACTTCGACAACGCCGTTTGTAATCAACGCTGGAACGACTGGAATGTACACCGTTGAATATAAGGGTAACCACCAGCTTGAAGTCAAGTTCGACCAAACGACAACCAACAGCTTTAAATTTAGATTGAACCTTCTTATTTTCAAGAATGGCACAATCATTTCAAATGATGTTATTTATCAAGACAATGTCGTGTCGGTCATTGGTGACTATCTTAACAACTTCACATTCGATTATTCACGTCAAGTAAATTGCACAATCAACGATCAGATTCGATTCGGACTTACCTTTGTTATTGAAAATGCGTTGTCCTTTGGTGGCGTTGCAAGCTTAACACGAACGATTGAATTGACTTCGACGGGCGCAGTAGTGAATTTCCTGAAGACCATTCAAGAACTTGTTCCCGGTGGTACGGTGGCAATCGGTTCTTTTTTGCCTGACATGACTGGCGATGTTTTCCTGAAGGGATTGATTACGATGTTTAATTTAATGGTCAAACCGTCAACACAAGATTCGAGCATTCTTGAAATCGAACCGTTGTCGGAATTTTACACGTCGTCACAAGACGCGCTTGACTGGACACAACTGGTCGACTACTCAAAAGAACTAAACGTTCAACCGACAATCAACTACGCATCAAAAGAATACAACTTTGATTTCAAACAAGACGGTGACTATTGGAATACTCAATATCAAAATGAATTCCTTGACAATTATGGTGAATTTCAAATCTTGTCGCAATCGCAATACGCCACGCAAATCACTAAAATGGCTTTGCCGTTCAGTCAAAAACCTTTGGTCGAAGGACATCCGTCGTTGATTATTCCGGCTTCTTATCAAGTGAACTTTGACAACAATGCAAATGGTCAAGTCGTTCCGAAGAAAGGTAGCGCGTTTATCGTGTACGTTGGTGAATTGCGAAACGCAACGTGGAAATATCACGACGAATTCAACAACCAACACAACTTGACGCAATATCCATACGTCGGTCACTTGGACGACATCGACAATCCGACATCGGACTTGAACTTCGGTGTTCCGCAAACGGTGTACTATCCAGCGACGGTGTACACGAACAACAACTTGCTTCAATATCATAACACATTCATTCAAGAACTTGTGTCACGTTACGGAAAATTACTCACATGCTATGCAAAGATTGACACGTCAATCATTAATACGCTTGATTTCCGCAACCTAATCAACATCAATGGCGTTGTGTATCGTTTACAAAAGATAAGCGATTACGATTCAACAAAAGACCGCACAACGCAAATCGAATTGTTGCGATTGATCCAAGGCGAAGGGACACCGCGAGAAGATGAATTCGTCGAAGAAGGTTCAACACCTTCGCCAATTATAACTGAAGTAGATAGTAAAAAAATAACAAAAGAACAATAACATGGCACAAATTAAAATCAGCGATTTAACACCGAAGGACGCGCCGTTGTCGAACACCGACTTGTTTGTCATCGCACAAGAAACATCGGACGATTACGAATCAAGGTCAATCACGGGTGCGGAAATAATTGAAAGCGCACAAGACGGATTGCAAAGAACGCTTGTGTCTGGCGAAAACATCAAGACAATAAACGAAACTTCGTTGCTTGGTTCTGGCGACATTGCCATTGAAACGAATCCAAGAATGATTGGTAGCGTTGTTGGTACGGGAATAATGGGAACAACGAATCAAATTAGCGCGTCCGTTTTAATTCCTTCGGGAACTATTGCAACAAACCAAACAATTTATATAAAATCATTTATTGACCGAACGGTGGTAAGTGGTGCGGGTTCTTCGGCTTTTCGTTTTTATTTTAACACTTCGAATAGTTTAACGGGTGCGACTTTCCTTGGTTCGGGTGGTGGAATGGCATCGTCAACAAAAATTCAAAGATTTGAACGAAACATTTTCTTTGACGGAACGAATCTAAATTTATTCTTAACAAGTACAAGCGCGACAACCGATTACAGCGTCAGTGCAATCAGTTTAATTGCGTTCAATCCAGCGGTTGACAACTACCTAATTTTTGCCGTGCAACATTCAACGTCTTTAACTGACGTGGCGTCTTGGAAAAAAACAAATATTCAATTATATGATTAATTTAACCACCATTTCAAACGGGTTCGTAATGCGCGAACTTGAATATCACTTCGACGGCGACGCTGAAATTCTTGACGAAACACAAGCACATGTTCCAACGGATCGCGGTGTGATATTCATGGACACAACTATGACCATTGACAACGAATCATTCACAAACATCAACGACTTTTTAACAACGCTTTATGGCAAATAAAGAAGCGGTTTTCACCGTCAAGGTTAACACTGGAAATTCAGTTCAAGACCTTCAAAACGCGGACAAGGCGGTCAATCAACTTAACAAAGATTTGAAGACCACGCAAACGACCGCGAAAGATTCCAGCGGAACGGATGCGATGACACAACGACTTGCGGAACTTGACGCGAAGCTTGAAGCTGGTGGATTGTCAATGCGTGAAATGACGCAAACGATGAAGGAATACCAAACGATTGCGATTCAAGCTGGTGCGAGTTCACCAATCGGTGCGCAAGCGTTACAAAATGCGGCGGGATTGAAGGACGAAATCGGTGACTTGAAAGCACAAACAACGGCGTTGTCATCGGACTTCAAAGGTCTTGACACGGCAATGTCAGGAATCGAAGTCGGTGCAGCTGCATTTCAAGGCGTTCAATCCGCAATGGCTTTGGCTGGTGTTGAAAATGAAAAGTTAATGCAAACAATGGTCAAGCTTCAAGCGGTTCAAGGCTTGGTGAATTCAGTCACGACCATTGCGAACAAATTAAATTCCGATTCTATTCTCGGAATCCAGCTTCGGACGGCTTGGGAAAAATTAAAGAATTCATCGTTCGTTCAGGGAACTGCGGTGACAACGGCACAAACTGCTGCAACTGGCGCACAAACTGCTGCAACCGTGGCAAGCGCAACGGCAACGGCAACGGCAACGGGTGGAATGAAATTGTTTCGGCTTGCGTTGATTTCCACGGGAATCGGTGCGCTTGTGATTGGTCTTGGTTTATTAATTGCGAACTTCGACAAGGTGTCCGCATTCGTTTTGAAAGCGCGTGAAGAATTTGAAAAACTTGGTCCGGGGGTAAAGATTGCCGTGGCAATTGCGGCGGCTGCATTCGCGCCATTGCTTATTGTTATTTACGGCGTTGTCAAAGCGCTTGAATACTTCGGTGTTGTGGACGATGTGCAAACGGCGAAAGCAAAGAAGAACGCGCATGACCATACTGAAGCGGTCATCAAAGCAAGTGACAAGCGAGCGAAGGCAATCAAGAAAGAACAAGACGCAACCGACGCAAAGTACACGCATGAAATCAACATGGCGAAAGCTTCAGGAAAGGACACCTATGAAATGGAATTAATGAAGGCGAAAGCGCACCTGAATAGTGGACGCGTTTTCCTTGAAGTTCAAAAGTCAAAGATGAAAGCAATTCAATCGGAAATGGAATTGTTGCTTGCGAATGAAGACGAAGATTCGGATCGTTACAAAGCTTTGAAAAAACGTCTTGAAGATTCGAAGAAAATTATTTCCGATTCATACAAAGACAATGTCGCAACGAAGAACGCAATTGAAGTAATGGTTGCGGAACACAACCACGAAGTTCAAAAGAAAGCGGACGAAAACGCAAAGAAGGCGTTCGAAACGGCGCAAAAGAATCGTGAAAAAATTCAAGAGGCACAAGGAAAAGCGGACGCGAAAAGCGCTGAAGATTTGAGAAAACACAATCTTCAAATGATTGCCGAAGAAGAAGCGAACGACGAAGCAATCCGACGTTCTAAAATGTCCGCGCGTGATCTGGAATTGTCCGACATTCAAGACGAGTATTTTCAAAAAATAGAACAAGCGAAACAACTTGGTGAAGAAGGTGCGCAACTGGTTGCACAATTAACCGCTGAAGAAGAAACGAAAAAAGCTGAAGTTCGAAAAAAATACGCGGACGCTGCATTGAAAACTGAAGCGGAAAATGAAGCAAAGCGACGTGACCGACAAAAATTCCTGAACGATATTCTTTTGGACGACCAAGAAAAAGCACTTGCGGAATTGAACCAGACAACCGAAGACGCTAAAAAAGAATTGCTTCGTCGATTGAATTCAACGGACGAAAACGAACGGATCACGAAGGAACAACACGACCTCGCGTTGATTGCGCTGGAACAAAAGAAAATCGACAAGATTGAAGAAATCAACAAAACGGCTGCGGACAAGCGGAATGAACAAGCAATCAAAGACCGTGAAAAAGCGCTGGAAGGCGTGACCGAATTCCTTGACGGCGCGCAAAAGGTTCTTGACCATGTGAAGACGGTTGACGCTTTAATGGACGAAATCGACCAAGCGCGATTGAATAAGATTGAAGGACGACGCGAAGAAGACCTTGCAAATCTTGACGCGAAAATGCAAGCGGAATTAAGCGCCGAAGGATTGACCGCGGACCAAAAGACCGCCATTGAACAAAAGTTCGCACAACAAAAATACGCCGTTCAGCTTCAAGCTTACAATGCTGAAGAGAAAATTAAGAAGGCGCAATTCAACCGTGACAAAGCAATCAAGCTTGGTCAAATCGCAATCGACACGGCATCCGCAATCGTGAAGGCAATCGCACAATTCGGACCGCCACCGTCCCCGGCTGGTATCGCTGGTATCGCGTCGGCTGGTGTCATCGGTGTAACGCAAGCGCTTGCAATCGCCAATCAACAATACAAGTCGGGTTCAGCACCGAGCGCGCCGAACTTTTCAACCGCTGGTGGTGGTGGTGGTGCGTCCGCTGGCGCTGGTGCTTCATCGTTCACGGCGTCGAACACTGGAACGTCAACGGCTGGATTGCTTGGTCAACAAGGTGCGACGACAAGCAACATTCCTTCGTCACAAGTGTTCGTTTTGGAAAGCGACATTTCATCGACGCAAAACAAGGTCAAGCTTCAGGAATCCAAAACAAGTTTTTAAGCCACGAACGACCGCGCGTTGTCAGGAATGAATCGGACGTTGAAAAACAACCATACGTCCGAAGTAGTTCTTCGGCTTTGGGAATGTTGTCCTTTGCAAGCTTCACGTTGTCACCTTTGCGAATCAATTCAGGTGAATTCATGTTCAAGTAAATTGATTTAATAAAATGGTTGTATCGTTGCCATTCGATAAGTTCAAAGATTTCAAGCAACTTGTCGGAATCCATTAACACTGGCGAATGTGTTTCGAAGTTCCACAAAGGTCGGTCGTAATACTTCAAGAATTCAATCGTGTTGAACATGGCTTCACGATAGTGTGACGGGTGTCGTGGATTCAATTCGAATTCGCCAATATGAATCGGAATGTCGGCGCGAAGTTTTGGCGTGATATAAAAGTCGTCGTTCATGTAGATGAACTGACCACCACGTTCACGGGCAAACGTTAACATTTTGTTGGTCACGTCCGCGCCACGAATGTTGTTTAATTGCTTACAAGGAATGTTGTCAATCGTCGCGACCTTATCGCCAACGGTAACGATGTGCGCTTCAGGGAACGACATCCGAATGAAACGGATTGATTGTTGAATGTCGAAGTCATCGCGACTTCTTCGGTAGGGAAATACAAATGTCATCGAACAAAATTACATAATATAGTAACATGAAAAAAAATCTACCAGTTTACGAAATCATGATTGACTTGGACGATCCAGAAACAACCGTTTCGTTCAATTCGTTGGTTGAATTTCCAGCGCATGAAAAGAACTTCGAAATGTTCGGAAAGAAAGTCAAGTACGAATTCAACGAAGAACAACAAGTGATTACCGGGATTGCGATTTCAGCGGACACACCTATTTATCGTTACGACGAAGAATCGAAAGAAGAATACTATGTTGTGTTCACGAAGGATTCAATTCGCGACATCGTGCTTGATTACGCACGTCGAAACAATTTCAACAATGTGAATCTTGACCACAATCCACTTAAGATTGTTGACGGGGTGTTCATGATTATGAGTTACCAGATTGACAATGAACGTGGATTCACCGCACCCGAAAGATTCAAGGATGCGAACGACGGTTCATGGTTGGTATCTTATAAGGTAACGGACAAGGCATTGTTTGAAAAAGCGAAGAACGGTGAATTCAACGGGTTCAGTATTGAAGGCGTTTTCACTTTACTTGAAACGGACAAGACGAAAGAATCCGAATTCGAAGCAATCTTGAAAGAAGTGGAACTTTGGAAAAGAAACATCGAACGAATCCGAATGTTCAACGACTATCCTGAAGCGGTTTCGAATAACGCAAAGCGCGGAATCGAATTGAATCAAAAGCACGGCAACAAATGCGCCACAAGGGTTGGTCGTTTACGCGCAACGACTTTGGCGAATCGTGACACCGTATCGGTTGCCATAATCAAAAGAATGTATTCGTATTTGTCACGCGCTGAAGCTTACTACAATGAAAGCGACACGTCGGCTTGTGGAACGATTTCATTCTTGTTGTGGGGTGGCAAAGCTGGACTTCGTTGGTCCGAAGCGAAGCTTAAAGAACTTGGTGAAATATAAATTTTCGAACAAGAAAACATAATATAAAAAACACTACATGAACGCATACGAAAAAGTAATGAACGAACTTGGTAAAATCAAGTCAATGTTCGAAACGGCAACCGAACAAACGTTCGAAACAGCTACCTTATTAGACGGTGAAACAACCATTGAATTTGATTCGCTTGAAGCTGGTCAACAAGTTTTCATCGTAACACCTGAAGGTCGAATCCCTGCACCTGAAGGAACACACGCACTTGGTGGCGATTACACTGGTGTAACAATCACCGTTGACGCTGACGGATTTATTTCCGAACTTACCGACGAACGTGGAACTGAAGAAGTAACAACCGAAGAAACAAGCGCTGAATTCGAAGCGGTGTCCGCTGACATTCTACCAGCTGTACTTGAAGGGGTAACGGAAATAATCGCGTCCGAACTTGGTCTTGAAATGGATCAAGCTTACGACCTTGCAAGCGCCGTTATAACCAAGATAAACGAAATGACTTCAAGCGAAGAAACTGAAGCGGTCGAAGAATCAATGTCCGCTGAAGCAATTGAAGGAATAATCAATGGAAAACTTTCAACCTTGACAACTACTTTCGAAGCGGTTGTTGAAAGCTTGAAAAGTATTTCCGATGACAACGCGTCACTTCGAAGTGAAATCGCGTCTTTGAAAGCTGACTTCGAAAGCTTCAAGGCGATGCCGTCGAACGAAACAAAAGAAAACGAGAAATTTTCTCGGGCTGGCAACCTGACCGCCAAACAACAATTTTTGAAACAATATAAAAACCTATAAAAATGTCTATTAAAAAGTACGTAAAATCAAACTTCGACTATAATGTCGCTGGTCTACAACCATACGTTGACGAACAACGTGAAGACCTTATTCATCGTTCCGTAACTGAAGCACAAACACTTCAGTATATCGCGATTCAACAAGGAATCAAAGGATCTGAAGAATTAAAATTGCTTAACGATTCAATCGTTTATCAAACTGGTGATTGTTCAATGTCTCCTTCAGGTGACACCGTGTTCACTGATCGTGCGATTGCGGTTGAAACAATCGGTTACTTAAAAAGATTTTGTCAAAAAGACCTTGCAGGATTCTGGACGCAACTTGCGCTTCGTCCGGGTGCAATGGCTGAAGACAAGACGTTGCCATTCGAGCAAATTTTAATCAACTATTTATTAGAATTACACGCGTTCGAACTTGAGAAATTAATCTGGCAAGGTAACAAAGCTTCAGGTTCAGGGAACTTGGCGTTCATGAATGGATTCAATCAATTCTTGACCGTTGCGAACGGATGCGTTGACTTGAATACTTCAGGTGCGACGTCAATCGATGCAACCAACGCATTCGATATTTTCTACGAAGCGTTTACAAACACACCGTCGAACATCGCTGAAGGTGCTGACTTCATCTGTTTTACTGGTCGTGAGAATTTCAACTTCTTATTAAAGAACTTGGTTGACTTGAACTTGTACAACTACAATCCAACACAAATCGCGACTTTGAGCGAATTGCTTTTACCGGGAACAAACATGAGAGTTGTTAAGGTGAACGGATTGAATGGAACGACAAAGATTTACACTGGTCGCGCTTCACATTTCTTCTT